CGCTAATATCAGTGCTACGACAGCTCAAACAAAGTCAGATAGGTTAAATGATCCTAATTCTCCGGAATCCAAGAAGCTTATAGCTGATATTGCCTCTCAAGAAGCCGCCACAGCATCATCCGTTGCGGCGACAGGAAAAACAAATCAAGAGACCTCGGTAAGTGAAGGTCAACAAAAGCGCTTTCAGTCCGCAACTAATGTAGATTCTGTTTACAAGTACTCTCAGAACTCAAACGGTCTATATGACAATCAAATTCTTTTAGATGTCGAAAAAAAATACCAAGAAAATAAAGGGACAGGAATATTTAACTTTGGAACCCTATCCGCTGACGTTCATCAAAGGGGAACACAGGAGATTGGAACATTCCTTCAGGATTCAGCGGCGGGACTAGACCCATTAATGTCCCCTTCAATCAAGAGGGCTTTTACAACAGCTCTTAATATAGATTCCTCTGCCGCAATAGGCAGAACCGTTGACCGAACATTCAAGAATGCACCGGTAGCTTTGCAGAATGGAAACTACAAAATTGTAGGGCAGGGCATTCACAGCGCTACTGTTTCTAAAGGGAAGGTAGGGGGCCAGCTTTTTGTTGAGGTAGTTAATTCTGAAGACCCAACTGATAGACAATTCTACTTCCCTCCGCTAACCGAAAGCCGCTCATATATAGACAGCGACAACATACAGCTTAATGTTGACGACGTAATGTCAGGAGTAGCTGGGGCGGCTCACTTTATACAAAATGTTGGGCCAGCAATAAAGCCCTTAGTTAAACAAGCCAGAATATTAACCAAGTACGGTAATGACAAGGGCGACAACGGCGTCCAAAATTTTCAAGCAGAAGTAACTAAAATTGTTGAATCTAATCGTAAGGCAATTCAAAACGGATCAAATACAGGAAGCTTGTTCGGGGGTGTAGATTCAAGTTTGACAAGAGATCAACAGCTATCTGAACCCGAAATGGCGGCAATGAAAAACCGCGTTGAAGAAAGACTTTTATTTGGTGCTCAAGAGGAGCCAAGACAAGCAGAAGTTGAAAGATGGCTGGCAGAAACAGAAGTCGCAGTAAAAGCCGCTAAATTTGATGACAGTGGGAAGACCCTTGGTCAGATTATCAGTGAAGACCAGTGGAGTCCTCAATTGATCTCTAGTTTAAATGCTCACTTTGACGGCGACCAGCCAGCAAACCCAGACGCATTAATTGCTGAGCTTAAAGCAAAAGGCTTCCTGTAAAGTGGTTACGGAGCTAAATAAGTAACACCAGTTTCTTTAAAACAACGCATCTAATTAGGGTTCCGTATGCCGTTAAAAAGCGCAAAAACATTTAAAGAAGAAGAGTATTGGGCTAATTTGTATGGGGAAACCATAGCAACCCCGACTGCCGATTTACCTCCAGCTACTCCAGAACCTGAACCTGAGATGGGTAATTTCACTCGCGGGTTAAATATGGCAGTTGATGAAGCCCAAGGTCTTGGGGGCGGCGTTAAGGCTCTTGTCGGGTCTTCCATAGGTAATGATGAGTGGGTTGATTCTGGCATGGAGATTTATCAGCGCAATATGGATGAATCCAAGCAGTATGCTGGTGATATAGAAAAGATTGAAGATATTGAATCTCTTGATGATTTTGGCAAGTGGACAGCTCACACTGTAGGCCGTTTCTTACCGGACATTGGGATGGCAGTTGTATCCGGCGGCATCGGCGGAGCTGTGACTAAAAAGGTTGTCAAGGAAGGTATTAAAAGTAAAGCCAATGATCAGGCGCAAGATATCGTGCAAGCTGGTATAGAAAAAGATGCGGCTGACTACATTGCTAGAATGTTCGCGGAAAAAGAAGCGGCAGATGCGGTTGGGAAAGCGGCATTCAGGGGCTCAATGGTGGGTGCCGCCGCATATACTGGACAGCAATCGGCTGGCGGTTCATTTGCGAGAATCCTTGAAGAGACTGGTGTCGAGGCTCCCTTAACAGCTTTGGGGGTCGGGATTATTTCCGGTGGCCTAGAAGCCGCTCCCTTCATGAAAGTGTTCTCGTCCATTTTCCCTAAAGGCAAGGCAAAAGAATTTGGTGAATTTATAGCGGGAGACCTCGCTACGAAGCCACCTTGGGTAACTTCAGCGCTTATAGATGTTAGAGATATTATGGGCATCAATGCGGTAACTGAAGGGTTACAGCTTATAGTGGATGATTCCGCAGTCACCTATGTTAATAACAACTTTTCTGAAAATGAAGCTCAAGAGTATGCTAACTATTTAATGGATCCAGAAGCTCGCTCAAGGATGGTTAACACTCTTGCTGTCGGCGCTTTAATGGGTGTAACCACCGGCGCTGGCACGGTTGCAGTCAAGGGTGCGCGGGGAGATTACAGCAACCCTAAGTTTGATGATCAAGCTAACCAGACAAGAACAGAATCAAGCAATAATCCGAGCCAGAGGCAGGAAATTCTTCGGATCTTTAATGAGCACCGCAATAAGGCCAAAAGCCTTACTGGAGGCCCAGCTCCGTTCGATCCAGTCAGCGGAAAGAAAGCTACAGTATGGGATGGCAATGGCGCATTAAACCCAGAAACAAATCAGCCGTATACTCCAGAGGACTACACTCAAGCGGGTGTACCTTTACCCCCTAGACCTTTAGATGTAGAGGGTGACGCTGGTTTCCTTGCTGAAAACGAACCTCTTACGCCAGAACAAAGGCAGGAAGCTGGATTATCCGAGCTGACAGATTACGATGGATCAGACATAAACGTGCCTCAAGACATACCTGAAGGTACTGAGCCAGATGCAGTTTTGCCTGAGAGCGCACCTGTTATAGAAGCGCCCCAACAGCCTATGTTTGCCGAAGACTCTTTACCACCATCACCTGAGTCTCCTCAAGCCCCTCAAGCTGATATTGTTACTGACTTTGATTCAGCTCCAGCGTTTGGTGAGCGATCTGTTCCCGCAAGCAGTACGGAATCCGGTACGCTTTATGAGTATCATAATTTTGAAGGACAGCTCTCAGATCCAGCCAAGCCAGTTACTGATCAGCTTGTAGAGCTATCGGTTGCGGCAACTACCCCAGAGGCATTAGATCCAAATAATACCGACGTTGTGGTCGAGGCAATTGATGTTGATGACGTTGATAGAATATTTGACAGAAACGACTTCCTAAAAATAGAAACTAATGACAAGAAAAGTGGCAAGAGCTTGCCTACAATCGATGAATCTTTTGGCGAAAATGCACAAGAGGCTACTGACGTTGTGGCTGGTGTTGTTGCTGACTTGTCCGCGAGCGGTGTTCCTAGGTCATTCTTAGATTCTGTAACAGGCGTGTATGTACACAAAGAATCAGAGCTTGATGTTCCAGCCTTAACAGGAAACAAGAGCCGTGGGATCTCTTTTAATTCAAGCTTAGTGTCTGGAGCTGTTAGCGATCCAAAACAACTAAGCGAGTTGGCGTGGAGCATGACTCACGAAGTCTACCATGCCGCAGATTACTCTATGGGCCTAAGCGATAAAGACCCTCAATTTGGAATAACCATTGTATCTGAACGTGACCAGCCTACTGTTGTCATGGGCGATGTTATGGATGAGATCTTTACAAACTGGGAGAACCGAACAGAGTTAGGAAAAAGGTTTGATTATCCTTTTAACGACCTAAACAAAGAAATTAATGATCTAGATAAACCGAACGAGGGTTTAGTTAAATCATACAGGCAGGAAGTTTTCGCACAGCTTGGTGCAATGTTTCACTCCAATCCTAAGTTGCTACAAGAGCAGTCTCCTTTAGCGTATAATTTCATTAAAGGCATAAGAGACAGTAATCTCAAAACAAACAATGTACCGGAGGTACAAAGTGAAGGAACGAGTAGTCCCAGCGATCCAAACACCACCGAATCTACAGGCTTACGAGGACAAGTTCGGGCATCGCCAGAGTCCGGAAGCGTCGAGAGCGCACCCGTTGCCGGTACTGGATCAGATGGCGAAGGAAGCACTGGAGTTGGGCGAACCGATTCCACAGTGGAGGGACAGGCCCAAAAGAAGACTGGGCAACGTCAACGACCAGCGGTACAAGAGCCTAACGTAAAGAAGTACACTCTTTCTGAGCAAACGCAGGAAGGTAATCGTCAGTACACCAGAGCACAGCGCGGGGTGTTAAAAAATACTTATTATACGGAAGATGAAAGAAAGAACTTTGTCAGGGGCTTTAGGGACGGCTACCAAAATACAAACGGTGTAAGCTACAACCTAGACGATAACGCAAAGTCTGGAGGATCTATATATAGTGAGGGTTACTATTCTGGCAGTAAGGATCTAAGAGATATCAATGAGGAGAATGATAACTCAGGCAGAGACCTTAATGACGGTAAGGGTGTACCTAAAGACAATTCAAGCTACAAGCAAAAGCAAGCCAGTCGGCAGTCTAAGCCTATTGAAGATACCCCTGTAACGATAAAGTTATCTGACAAGAAGCCTACCTTCAAGAAGGCGGAGAACTGGGAAGACACTGGAACACTGACCGTCACTTTTGCTGACGGTGACCGCTATCAAGTCTACTTTGATGAAGATACAAGCGAAGGCAGGGACTCCGGCGATGACGATGTTTATTATCAGTCTATTGACGGCAAGGTTGCTGATGCTGATCTTGGCACGACCAAAAAAGAGTCTATTCAGGCAATCATTGATCACCGTGAAAAATTATTTGCGGCGGGAAAAAATTCTTTTAACACCCCTTTAGATGCTGAAGTTGGTTCAGATACCTACAGTAAGGGTTACGATCTAATCGTAGATAGCCCAGAGGGCAAGCTAAAGCTTACTGACTTACGCAAGAAGTTTAAGAAACTTGATGACAACCAGTTTGATAATTTAGTAGAGAAGTTACTAGACAGTGAACCAGACTTCTTCGGTACTCCCAAAGAAGCGGAAGATATCTTTGAGATGGATGGTGACTTCATTGTTAATCCAGAGACTGTCAAGATTATTGAAGAAGAGGGGCGGTTCCAAGATTTGATGGATGGTGATCTCGATGATCCTTCTTTTATCAAGAAGGGCGCAGAGTACCTTTTAGAGAAATCCGAAGGAGAGATTCCAAGTAAGAAGCTTGTTCCGGTTAAATCTCTTACAGCTAAAACAGACGCAGAAAAGAACTTGGCTATGGTGGATACAATCGTATCCAATCACCCTAATGCACTGGATAGTCCAGAGTCATGGAGTGCTTTTGAGCGAGAGCTCACTGGAAGCAATACAACGATTGCACCCCCTTATGGGCTTATAAAGCTAGTCAATAATCCAAAGCTTTGGGCCAAAAAGCATTCAACCCTAACACCCCAGCAACTCGAAGCGGCTGACAGAGGTCTGGCTACAGCTAAGAGAATGGGCGCTCTCTATGAGTCGGGTGCGGCTGACTCAGAAGCCACAGGTAAGCTTTTACTTTGGGGCTTAATGTCCAGAATGCTTACAGCCAGCGCACAAGAGGCAGGGTTTGTTGATTTACTTACAGACAGCACTGCCGTTACAAATCTTATAGAGAAGGCGCTGACAGGATCGTTTACTGACAAGACTGCTACCCGAATGGTAGAAGTGCCTAAGACCAAGAAAAAACCTAAGCACATGGTGGAAAAAACCTACAACGCAGACATTGCGGAGTGGAGAGATTATGTTCAAGAGTCTATTCCACAAGGCTCGTTTGGAAGGTCGGGTACATCAAACGCCAATGACTTCGGCGCATTGATGATGAAGATGTCGGGTCTAGACGATGCTGGAGTTTCCAAGCTACAGCGGCTCCATGATCTTATGGCTGATCGATCAGTTTCCACAGCAGAAGTTAGGCGTCAATTCCAAGCCATGGTTCAAGGTTCTGGGATAGATAACAAGGTATTCTCTTTTGCCCAGCTAATGATAGGGCGAGATGACGTTGTCATTCTTGACCGAATACAGCTTAACTCCATGTGGGATTCAGACCGTTACGGCAAAAATATCTATGACGATATCGCTGATGAGTTTGGCGCATTACGTGGCGCGGCTCGATATGAGGCTATAGAGAATGCTTTAAAATCAAAAGTTAAAGACTTGTACACCAGCCTAGGGCGTCCAGCAGATGCGTCAGTAGGTCGGTACCACTGGGAAAGCTGGGTCAGAGATTCTGGACAGGTTGTGGCACACCCCACAATGATAGGTCTAGAGAACGACATTAAAGGTAAGACGTCTCCTTACGCGCTCTTAGGTGCGCCAGAAGGAAAGATGAACACGTATGCCTACTCTGCTATATATGCAAGAGATGAGGCAGGAGATTCATACTATGTATACCCTAACTCTAATGGCACCTTCTTTAAGTTTGATCTAAGCAAGTGGATTGAGTTTAAAAAAGAGATCCCCAAACCAAAAAATGGTATAGTGGATAACAACTTTAAAGTTAGCGATTTTGACAAAGGAATACCTTGGTATGAATCAGATCAAGTCAACAGGCAAAAGCTCGACGGCCTCATCGAATCTTACGCAAAAAGAAAGGCGCTTGCAGACGAATACAGTGCTGAAGGAGCTATTGCAAGTAACGATCCCAATGGCTTCAGACGCAAGCGAATCTACGACAGACTTCGTAGTCCCAAATCATCTGACGCATCTGGTAGCCAGAATGAAACGGAGATTTCCAGACGCTTCGGAGAAAGACCTAGTCGAAGAACTCAAGTACTCGTAGACGGCAAATCACTTCCAGCTTATAAGCGAACACTAACACCTCAAGCCAAGAAAGACTTGGGACTTTCGGACAGCTACAACGGTAACATTTTCGAGCTAGCACCCTCTAAAGAATCAGCAGAACTGTTTGCTTCACGCATTCAGTCCTCTAAGGACGCGTCTAAGTTCGGTGCGGCTGTTGACGTTCATTCTCCCGAAAAATATCAAGGCATGGATTTAATTATCACCGAAGACGGAACTGCTGGAATGGCTTCTGATGGTGAATACATGACTTCACTATTTAGTGACGGCAAAACAAACAAAAATGTAACCTACGCCTTGATGTCTCTGGCTATTGAGAACGGCGCCAGAACGGGTGATGCGTTTGACACTGTACTGCCTAGCATTTATCAAGATTTAGGAATGAGGGTGGTTTCAAGGCTAAAGTGGGACGATAGTCAAGCGAAGGACGATTGGGATAAGAAGACTTTCAAGGGATACAATAATGGCGAGCCTGATCTTGTTTTCTTAAGACACGACCCTTCGTACTTTGATGAATACGGGAACGCAGATGGCTACTACGTTGACACCTATAAAGAAGGTCTTGCTTCTCTGGTTGACAGAGATGTTGAGGACGTTTCGTTTATAAAAAATAAACAGAACAATGCCAAGAATAATACTCTTGACGATGGATCTCCTTCGACTTCTCAGTTCTCCTTTAAAGATGAAATCGACGGTCAGTCTGATCTGAGGCGAAGATTCAATAAGGGAAGAAATCCAACAGTTAGAAGCTTGTCTGATCGATACGATGATTTAAAGCAATTTGAGGATCAGGCGGCAGACTATCTTGAGGTTGGGCGAATCCCTGCCAGCATGTCACCGAGAGATCAAGAGAACCTTTCACACGGCAAGGTGCAAGATGATTTAAATGAGTTCCATAAAACTTATGTAGATGTTATTGGTGACTTAATCCACAAGAGCGGAATTGATCCGGAGTCTATAGGCGTCTATCTTTTAGCGAAGCATGCTCAAGAGCGCAACGCTAACGTCTTTGAAAAAGAGAAGGCGCAACGTGAAAAAAATATTGCTCGAACTAAAAAAGAAATCCAGAAACTAGAGGATGATGTTGAGGTCGATCACACTGTTGCTATTGCAACGCAACAGGAAAGGTTAAGCCTATACGAAACCATGCCGTTTAAGTTTGAAGATAGCGGATCTGGAATGACTAATGGCGAAGCGCAAAGTGTATTGAACACTGCGGAGAGAGAAGGCACCAAGGGTCAAATGGAAGAGATAGCGTCTAAGGTATATGAGATGCTTCAGTTCCAGCGTGACAGGATGGTCAAGGCTGGACTGCTTGATGAAGTATCAAAAGCAGACTGGGAGGATACGTTTAAGTTTTATGTTCCCCTAAAAGGCTTTGCCGCTGAAGAGAATGGTGATTCATATGTTCGTGGATCAGCGTCTAGAGGTTTCTCTATAGTAGGTAGTGAAAGCATGAAGGCTAAAGGGCGAAAGACACTGCCTGTAAATCCTTTGCTAACAGCTATTGAGGATGTCCAGAAAAAAATTATTCGGGCGAGAAAAAATGAAACAGCCCAAACTCTTTTAGACCTATTAAGCAATCTAGGTACTAGCGACTCCTATGTAATATACAACAACAAGTTCCGTCCTCCAATGGAGTCAGATCCTCTCACGATGCAGGACTTGAAGTCTATGTCCCGTGATAGAAGACCCAATGGTGACCCTAAGTATGTAGAGGTTAAGAAGGGTGGGCAGACTTTCTTTATCTACTTTAAAAGCGACAGCCTAAATCACTCGCTACAAAACATGAGTGTGCCGCTTCTAAGTCGATCGAATGAAAGTATCGGCAAGCTTTTAACCTTTGCTACTAGATTCCAGACGTTCCGCAGAAACATGCTTATCAACTATAACCCGTCATGGGGGCTGGTTAACCCGATACGAGATGTGCAAACAGCGCTTATGTATGGCTTGTCAGAGATGGATAAAAAGGGTAGCCGAACTCAGGGCAAAAATATTGTCGGAGCTATGGCTAAAGCTTATCTTCCTTCAATGCGATCCCTTTACAGGTATTACAGAGAAAAGCCTATCAGAGAAGGTAATGAAATAGACCAGTACACTCAAGAGTTTCATGATGATGGGGCGCAGACTGGTCTTATGTTGGTTAGAGACCAAACGGAACAGTTACGCATTCTTAAATCTAAGCTCAAAAAAGGATATACAAGAGAGGCGATACGATCTCTTTTAAAGTTTGTTGAAGACTTTAATACGACTATGGAGAACTCGGTCAGACTGTCTTCTTATATTGAGGCAAGGAAGGCCGGAGCGCCCAGAGAAGACGCGGCAACCTTGGCAAAAGATTTAACCGTTAACTTTAATCGTAAGGGTGAGGACTCGGCAACGGTAAATGCCCTTTACTTATTCTTTAATGCGGCAGTTCAAGGCAACGTAAACATCATGCAAGCATTAGGCAATGATGGAAGTAGCGGCAAAAGATTTACTACCGCTCAAAAAACTGCGTCTGGGTTGGTTGCCTTAGGGGCGAGTCTTGCTCTCATGAATATTTTAAATTCTGAAGATGATGATGACGGTGATAAAAAGTACGAGGATCTTCCAGAGCATGCTAAAAACAGATCCCTATTAATTATGGGTCTTGATGGCGAGGAAGGCTTTGCTCTCCCTGCACCTTACGGATACAACTTTTTTACAAACATAGGGCGTTATGGAACAGAGCTTGCTATGGGAGTAACTGAAGTTAAGGATGTGGCAGTTAACTTGTTCGATAATATTCTACTTAACTTTGTTCCAATCACTCCGTCAGCGGGAGATAACTGGGCAGAAAAGATGAGAGGGTTTTATCCTGATCTGCTTGAGTTGCACCTAGACTTAGTGGCAAATAAAGACTTCTTTGGTAGCGATATTGCGGTTGAACAGAATCCTTTATTTGTAAAGCGATCACAAGCTTATGTAGCAAAAAGAGGTACAGGTAAGAACTTTAAAGAAATCGCCAAGTTCATGAATGACGCGACAGGTGGTGATGAGTTTGAAGATGGCCTTATCTGGTTTAGTCCTGACCGGATGCAGTATGCCTATAGTTATTTCTTTGGCGGTCTTGGAAGATCAGTTAGTCAGTCTGGTGATGTTATGGGACTAATGGCGGCGGATGAGGAAGTAAGAAAGCAGGACATGCCTATTATAAGTACATTCTTTAAAAGGCCTTCTGAGTATGCGGATCGTTTTGAGTACTACGATAACTGGGAAGAAGTCAGGCAGATCAAGACACAGCTTATCCAGACAACTGATCCGCAAGAAAAAGCAGATCTTATTAAAAGGTTCAATCCTTTTTTTACAACTCAAGCGGGAGAGGAAATGCCTGTCTTGCACGAGAAAGATGTCCCTAATCTTTATGACATAGCCCACAAGGATCTCACAAACATTAGAAGAAGCCGGAAGCTTGTCGAGAAACAAAACTATGGAGCTGGCGCCTTAGGAGAGGAAAAGAGAAAACAGATACTTGATGGGCTAGAGGAAAGTGAACACTTAATCTTTGACTTATTCAACAAGGCTTACAGAAAGGCCGTAAAGAAAGCAAAAGGCTAGCATGAAGATAATCATAAAAGGTTTCTTATTGTTCGCTTTTTGCTCTGTTTGTACAGGTCAAGAAACAGAGCCGATGGGTGATACAGACTCCGATAATGTTCAGGACGGGTCTCTCAATACCAACACTGTTGGATCGGTTGTTAGCTCAAACAATAACAGCAAGGATGACTCAGTTTCTAACACATACAACGGAGCCGGAAGTAGCTCGTCAATGCCTGTTGGCAGTGCCATAGCACCTAGCTACATGAGTAACGGAATGGAAACGTGCCTGCAAGGAAGTGGGCGCAGTATCCAGACAGGACTGATAGGTTATACAAATGGGTCATACGAAAAGGACTTAGACTGTAACCGCCGGAGAGACAGTAAATTGCTTTCTGACCTTGGCATGAAAGTGGCGGCGATCTCTCGCTTATGTATCGGATCTGTAGAGACATTTAGAGCAATGATGTTATCAGCAACTCCATGTCCAGTGAGTGATCGAGGTAGGTTAGTGGTGGGGAAGCGAGCCTTTCTGCTAATGAAAACAAAACCGGATTTATATATTCCAGATTACGGTGAGATAAAAGTCACAAGAAGAGCAACTTGGTCGAAGTTTGAACCAACACCAAAATATAGCGACACGCAAATTTGGTACAACAGAATTTTAGGCATAGGGGAAGACAATGAAAAAAATGGCGAGGAAGACAGTTCTACCGACTCTGTTAGCGATATGTTCAGGCGCTCAATCAAGTGAGCTTGATACTTTAATAGCGACTTCTAGTGCTATCGTTGATCAAATCAATAGCGGGATTATGTTTGTCGGCGGCAATATAAATGCGGCACAAACTGGCATGGGAATATCTTCCGGTCAGCTTTCTGGCAACTACTACATCTCCGACCAGCAAGTAGCAAATTACAACGCGGCACTGACAGGCATGGTGAATTACATGCCCTATGGATCGGCACAGGATTACGCCAACCAGCAAGCTGACAATGAGATTGAGCAAATGGAGGACGCTATCGAAGATTTTACGTCCGTAGTTGTTGACATGCTGTCAGTAGCGGAGGTGGCCGAGATTGCTGAAGGGGCTGATGATCCAGATACACAGGCGGAAGTTCAGGAGTACGTGGCGAACAATGACATGTCAATTAGTCAGGACGATGCAGACCAATATAATTCTTCGCTCTCAGACATCGAAGAGCATGCTTCAGCCGCTGGCGCATTTCTCGCGGTGGCGGGAAACCCCGAAGCACTAGAATATTTGATGGCAGGAGCGCAAGAGAACAACACCCGCGTCGAAGATAACGCATTTACTTATAGCTCAACCAACCAAGCTGTAGAAATGGCATGGGCTAACAGCGACACTGTCAGCAGTATTTACTTAAATGGGCAGGGTGATTTCGGTCTGGATATCTATGCGTCTGAAGCCGCGATACTAGCGACCGGATATGATAGTCAATTTTACACTACAAGTCCCACGGCATTGGGCTGGTCGTGCTTCATGAACGGCGAGAACTGTGACGAAGGTGATGGCACATGAGCTTAGAAGAAACAGAACTAAAGATTGGCGGTCAATCGTTTAAGGGCGTTTATATTGCCATCTTGTTTAGTTTAGCAACCACTCTTGGCGGTGGCGTTTGGACGGCAAGCAGTCTATATGCTCGACTGGAGGCGGTAGAGTCTCGGTCAATACCGACCATAACCCATATTGAAGAACAGGCTATAACCGATAAGCAGGAGCTTCTAAGCGCGATTAAGCTCATCGAGCAAGAGCTAGCCGATAATGACGTAAGCCAGCTACAGGGTAAATTAGCGGCCTTAGGCGTCAATCTTCAGACGATCATCGAGCAACAACAAAAGCTGTTGCTGATTGATGACAGTGTCAACGATCTGGAAAAGGATATCGAGGCCATGAAAGGTACTGTCGCTCAAGCTGAAGTCATTACAAAATCAGTCGGAGATGTGAACGGAAAGTTATCTTCTTTGAAAAGAGAAGTGGAGGATCTTTGGTCGGCAATGGACTACCTAAACTCTAATCCCTTAAAGTAAATCTTGTTTAGCTACACAGAGCAGGGCAAAAACGACACAAATACACACAACGACCATAGAAAAAGCCTCAAAGAAAGGGTGGGAAGAATCGGTATTATAAGGATTACAGCGGAGGTGTATAATGCTTTTTAGTCATGTAAATCATGCACTTAGGGTATGAAAGGGAGGTTAAACGAAGACACTACACTAGGGGGATAAAGTTCCGACTAGTGTAGTGGCCCGAAAAAACAATTCTGGGTAGAAAGTTTTCGTAAGTCATTGATTTATAAGGAAACAGACCCCATTAAACTGGGGGTGTAGTGGTCGGAGGTTCAAATCCTCTCGTCCCGACCAACTTTTTTTCCTTTATAAAACAACATGTTATAGACCCTCAAAGCACTACACTCCTAGTGTTGTTTGCGGAGCACCTTTTAAATCTCTATTTTGTGAATTGGCTAGTGTAGTGCTCTAAAATAGATGTTCTATTCTGGAGCCAACTTCCCTAGCCCTATCTTCACTCTTCTTAACATACCTTCTACACGCATCAAGGCTCTTCCAACCACCGACCATTGCAATATCATCGAGGTCTGTTCCGGCCTGATTCAGCCATGTTGCAAAGCTGTGCCTTAACGTGTGGAAGAGTAATTTGCCTTCCGGTATTAACTTGTCCCTATCTACAGCCCGATGGTCTCTCTTGGCGCGGTATCTCATGTTGTTGTTGTACATTCTGATACTGCGAACCCACATATCACCAGTCATAGATGTTCCAGTCATTGGCTGACCAAGATGTTGCCTATCATCCTGCACAAAGACGTACTCAATATCACCTAACCGTGGATGCTCCTTTAGCAACAACCCCCGATCTTTGATACGCTTTTCTAAAACCTCAACTGCCATCTTATTTAACTGAATAAGGTGAGAGTCTCCGTTTTTAGTCTCTCTATCAATGATTTCCATTCGGGTTAAATCCTTACTGATAGAACTCCACTTCAAGCCAACTATATTTGCCTTACGCTGGCCTGTTGCCAAGCCAAACTTCACCATGTCTGCCCGTAGTGGATCTAAGAACTTAATCCACCCCTTTGCTATTTCGGGGGTCAAATAATATTCTCGCCCTTTTGTTGGCAGTGTTTCTATTTTAGGGAACTTGACAAAAGAAACATCAAGCTTTTCACGGGCGAAGTTACAAACGGCTCGAAGATAAACTAAATAGGTATTAATCCCTGCGTTACTAAGACCCCTACCATTCCGTAAATCTGTTTCCATGTCCTCAACATCTATATTACCGATGTCGCTCATGGCTAAGTCTGCAAATCTTCCCGACATTTCATCCCAAGAAACAACAGTATGGCTATGTTCTCGATTCTTGCGGCCATACGGTACTGGGTTATTGCGACCCGCAATCAATATCTTTGAGGGTCTTTTTTCATACATCCATTCAAGCGTTGAAAAGGCATTATCGTGCTTTACTCGACCTAATTTTTTGGTCGGCTTGTTTAAATACCTAATCGCCACATCTTTAAAGCTAAGTTGTCTACTCATAATACTGCTCCTTGTACTTTCTACCCAGAGCGTTTTCAGTATAGGTGAGGAAAACGCAAATGGATAATAAAATTACCTTTAGATAGGTATTAACGAATTTCCTGACGGCACTCCTTTGGTGTATTCTCCCTCTGGTGTATACCAGTCTGAACCAACTTCATTACCGTAATCGACGAGGCAGAGCACGGTATAAACATCATCAACCCCAGCCTCTACGTCAAGCACACACACTCGCTCACCATCAATTGTTTTAAGGGTTGTAGACCACGGTATTGAGTGTCTAGGATTAGAGGAAAGCATCTCTGATACTGTCCCGCGATGAGCGTTATAGGTAGTCATTTAAAAAACCAGACGCGATGCTCAACCGTCGATAGTGTGCGTCTCGCGCATCTAATGTTCGGAAGGTGTCTTCGAGAGTTGGATTTGTTGCGGGCAAGGATTGCGCTAACAGCGGCAACGGCCTCAGTTTGATTTGTAAATAGAACAGAGTCCCCGTTTTCTACACCATCGACCCACGCATATTTATCCTTTTTTGTGTTTAGGGGAGTTGGCATAGGTATATTTTTTTCAATTTTCATCATCTTCTCCGTGTGTGATTAGGGGTTCGTCGTGACCACAAGTGAACCAAGCTTGCAATAAAGGCACTGAGGAGTTTGCCTTGGTCGAGGGGATCTTAGTGAGCTAACTCACCTTCAACTTCTTCTTGGGAAATTGGCTCAGGCAAAAGCTTTACGGCTTCTTTAAAGATCTCATCATTGCCAGTTTTAGCCGCGTTGATCAGTGCTACCAGCAACCCAATAGCTTGGTTGGTTTGCTGAGTTGCGGCAAGCTTCTCCCTACAGGTGTCAGACAGATCTGAAATATTGTAAGAAAGGTTGTCAACAGTTATCACTTGATTCTCTTCATTGCTCATGATTTCTTCCTCGCGTCGTGGCGAATAATCTCGTATTTACGCGGTGCAGAGACCGCCAGTTGTGCTTGTGGAACCATCTTTTCGTTTACAACATCACCACGCCCACAAGCCTCGCAGTATTGTTTTGCCTTCATAAAGAAGTTCTGGACACCGACCATCGAGATATTGATGTCATTTGCAAGCCAGATCCCTTCGTCACCAGACTTCATCAAATGCTCGCTAACACCTTCTTTCGATGTGATATTAACGAGAGCGTCCTGATTTCCACGGTGGTCCCTGACCCTTCGCACCCAAAGCCGGTGATCGAAGGAGCCCTCCAAATTGACGGGGTTAAGGTTTTCACCGCCGTATAAAATCGAGTCAACACTTCGGGTAAGTCGTAAAGCCATTGTTTATTTCCCATATTGTCTCCTCAGACTAATGTTGGTGATGGCTTCGATCTAAAATGGCAGATCATCGTCAAGAAAGTCTTCCACTACAGCCGCTGTCTTTTGCGGTGCAGAGTGAGATACGGGGGTAGAGGCAGGAGTATTTACATTGCCACCGGATTCAGTGAACTGCTTGAGATCCATCATGCCGTTACCAATCCAGCTGTCTTTGATTTGGAGGACATAACCATTGTCAGTTTTGACCGCCTTACCTTTCCAGTTCATCCGCATAGTTTCATTTCCAGCTTGGTTCAAGCCTTCCTGCAACCAGTTGATATAAGATTGTCCGATCTGCATAAAGCCGTCGTAGTCATGACATTTGTCATCAGTCGCCCATGCTTGACCCTTTTCTTCGCGAAGCACTCTTAAACGCTCCTTCTCTTTCTGAATCTTGTCTGGTGTCAGCTTGTACAGCCGACCATTTCCTGCGTGAACTTCAAACGTATTTGTATTACTCATACAACTTCTCCATGCCTAATTGAAATTTGTTTAGCGCCTGTGGTTCTCCTAAAGGATTCCATCTGAGCGTCTTTTTCTAACACAGCCTCTTCACCACCGAGGAACTCAAAGGCTCCCTTGTAGTCAATTGGCGGATTCTTTGTAATGATTTTTATGAGCGTCTGACCATTGCTCACAGAGGATTCGTATTTTTCCCCGATTATTTTTTTAAGGTCATCCGATGACTTACCAAGCACATCGAGAGCTTTAAGCTCCTCCGATATGCGGCCTTTAATCATTAGGATTCTGCCTTGAACTTTTGATAAGTTGTTAAGGTCTTCATCGTTAGTCACGGTATCGAAGTCATCTTTCTTTAGTGAAGCGCAATGCTCTAACCGAGACTCTTCATGCTCAAACTGAGACTGGATATGCCTATACCACGCGTGATAAAGATCGAGTCGAGAGATCGTTCCCTTATCCGCCTGAGGTAAGTACTTGCGCGATAACAGCTCAGTTAGGAAGTCTTCTTTGCGCTCTACCCTCTCAAGAATGTACCGAGGCTCAGACGTAGGAGAGGTTGCTAGATAGCACAAAAAGTCACACCAATCGACATCTAGAACTTCCATCTGCATATAGACTTGCATCAAATACATTGGCTTGTCGTAAACGGAGTAGGGAGTCTTGGTGTATTTGGGATACGGCGCCTTGAACTCTGCACAACCGTCAAGACCTATGAGCCCATCAGGGCTGGCGGCTAGAAAGTCATGCTTAGGATGAACGACAAGACCAGTCTCTTCGACAGTGTAACCCTGAAGCTTCTCAAGAAAGACGCGAGCATACTGTTCCATATTAGAACCGTGAGCGACTGCCGGAACCATAGTAAATTCACTGGGCGCACCTGATAGAGCTCTTACTTCCTGCCTTACCAAATCAGCAGGCTTCATGTACTTGTGCTTGCCTTCGTAAGCGGCACAAACAGATCCCTTGATCTTTCCAGCTCTGGCGGCATGCCACTCAGGACTGCCTTGGATAGCTAGGCTCACTTGCTAGCACTCCAACCCTTAGCCTTACAAAGGTTCTCCCAACGGTGCTCGTCGTGATCATCCCAGCCTCGATTGTCCAGACCGCCCAAGTAGCGCCTATAAATTTTCATTCCGGCGGACTTGTTATTAGCTTCAGTAATCTTTGTAGTGACCCATAGCGCTTCAACTTGCGAGACGATATCAGCAACTTCAGCTTCTTTAGCGGTTTCAGCCACTACGTCTTCACGCATCTTCGGAGCAGGAACGCCGCCAAGCCACATTTTGTAGCCCAACCCAAACTCACCCAGCGCTTTCACTCTTGCTCGCTGTTTAGCCACATGTATTTGCATTGCATTGGGTGCGATCACAGCTTCACCAAATAGGTGAACGGGAAGGTAAGTAATATTTGTATGGGTGCCAATGGTCATTCGGCATCTGACTTCAGCCGATCCATCATCAAAGTAATGTACTTCTCGGCCAGCAGGATCTTCAGAAAATTCCCAAGAGTACTCAGGAAACTTACCCATCATAATTTCGTGGGCTTTCATGAGCGGGAGATAACGGATAGTTTTGTCGTCACTAAGTTCTGTTTCAGTGCAGAACTCAGTAACGTCGATTTGTGAAAGGGTGTTCCAGATATCAGATCGGGTAATCTTTTCCATGTCTCGTCACTTAAATAAGTTAGAAGACTAGATTATACCCATCTAAAACATCAAAAACAATTAAATGATGTAAATATCATTAAATTTATTACTTCTTACTCAACGGAACAATGTTAGAGGTTTTAGCAAGGCCGTGCTTCCTTAACATTCTGTCGTGTGAAATGCTGATCTTGCCGTGGTGTCTGTTGTAGAAGTCCTCAACGTCTTTAATGGCCTCCAGCATAGTTAGTGTGCGTCCTTTACTCTCCACCTTGGGCTTATCCGTAGGTCTTACATAAGGAACAAAGGAACCGTCCTTAATACTGAAGAACTGATCAATATCAACCATGGTGCTCTTATCTTTTTCCATGGTCAGCCCTCTTTTCTTCTGCTGGGGGTACATCGTGATTCGTAAACCACAGCATTTGTATTGTCTGGAATCTGCCAGTGTGTGACACCAGAGCCCAGTAGTAATTTATCATTTTAACAATCATTGATCGCCCCTAATGTTAGTCAATATTGAATAGCAGTCTTTACACTACTCTTGATCTTTTTATTTAGCAACTGATTTAAAAATAGGCGTCAAACCAAAAAAAGCTTTACGTTATTTAATAAAAATTCAGTCTTGTCTTCTTCCTGATAAAGCATAACTAGTAGCTTTGAAAATTGTGACGGCGTTAAAATGACGTTACTGTCTGCCTCGTAGCTTTTTAGAATTAGCGCCAGTCTTTCGATCTTCTCTGCGCTTAAACCGTCGCTACGCGGCGTACCGTTAATCCAATGATGAATATCAATATCATACTTATCTGAAAATCTAAGCAGAGCTTTAGAATCTCTCGGTAAAGAGCCTAAAAGCCACCCGCTTGCCGTTGCGTGAGATACTGAAACTTCATTGGCAATAGTTGTTGCTCGGCCCCAACTTATGACGCCAGCCTTATCGAGAGCTTCGTTAACCACTAAAGCTCTCTCGCTACTATCAAACTCGTCTAATTTACGTTTGCTGTTCATATCTTCGCTCCATGTCCGCGCCTTGCTCGCGACTAAAATGAGTTAATGCTAAATAACGATATAGTCATTAGCTGGTGCATATTCTATATTAATTAACATAAAGTGCAAGGATATTTATGTCAATAGATTTTAATTATAAAAATAGATCACTTAACTGTTAATAATTTGTATTAATATATGAATAATGATATCTTAAATGGAAATGCCACCCTAAGATGGCTGATATACCACCTACAAGGAATTTAGATGATTTTTCGCCGAGCATCATACCCAAAAGAAACTTTTACAACAATCCCGAATGCGCTTTTGCGCGGTAAAAACAAAGCGTCTGAGCGAAGGTCTGATCTTCTCAGCGCAGAGAGTGTAGGCGTCTTAGTTTATTTGCTGTCGCACCGAGCTGACTGGAAGGTCACGAATAAGCAACTGTCCGGCCATTTCAAAATGAGCCCGAACAAGGTGACGAAAGTGTCGAAGGAGCTTGAGAAAGCTGGATACCTTAAGCGCCACATCACTCGCAATCTCGAAGGTCAGCTTCTTGGGTGGGACTGGGAGGTTTATGACACACC